GGAGCCCGCCACGCAGGACGGCAGCCTACCCGGCGACGATACCCCGGCCACCACTCGCTGTTATCTGACAGGGGAAGAGATGGAGGCCGCGGAAAACGAGCTGATTGAAGCCGCTTTGCTGGCCCGGTCGCACAAGCTGGAAGATGTCATCATCACCTTTTACTGCTGTGAGGAGCGTCCTCACATCTGCGGAACTGGGACAGGCATCACAGCGAGCGGCAGGCGGGTAACGCCCTATGTGAGCTGCGCTGTGGATACGGACATTATACCGCTGGGCAGCACCATCATGATCGAGTACAACGGCGAGATGGTTTATCTGAGAGCCGATGATACCGGTCCGGCAGTCAAGGGGGACCATATTGACATTGCAGTCAAGGAGCACCAGGAAGCCTTATCACTGGGAGTAAAAACGGCAGATATTTGGTGGTGTGAAGAGTGGACCAGAAAAAACGGCATACCAGAACAGAATTAGGCCCATGTCCGAGATGCGGCCTGTATTCCGGCCAGCGATCGGCAATCGAGGGCAACCCGGATATGTTCCTGGTGGCCTGCGACGCCTGCGGATGGCGGACTCGGAAATTTACTGATATCAACCATGCGGCGAGAGCCTGGAATGAAGGGAGACAATAGGTGAAATATCCAAAATGCAGTCAGTGCGACGCAGAAATACGGCCTGGGGATCTCTATTCTGTGATTTGCGGTGAAATTTACTGCCAGCACTGCGAAAAGGATTTTTTGGTGGATGAACTGGAAGAACGGTTTGATGAGCTCAGAGAACAGCTTGAGGAAGTTGCAGGGATTCCGGTCTATTACATGGAGGGAAGGGGAGCATGAACAGGGCGGAGGCTTTCAGAGAAGAGCAGGAGCGGATCAGAGAACAGCTTGGCTATTACGTGACATTGGACCAGGCGTCAAACTTCATCAAGACCGCCTCCAAAATCGTCTCTCTGATTGCAAATTCCAGCTATTCTGTCAGCTACCAGGAGGCAAGGATTATCCTCCAATTGGCGGACAGATCGCTGAAAGATATTTCGGGAGGAATGGATTAAATGGCAATCATCGTTATGGTGTACGGGCAGTCCGGCACCGGGAAAAGCACCAGCTTGCGGAATTTCAAGCCGGAAGATGTGTGTATCGTGAATGTTTCCGGCAAGCCGCTGCCATTCAAGAACAAGCACAAGACCTTCAACACAGATGACTATATGTCCATTGAGGCGGCTATTCAGAAAGCCCCCGCAAAGTCCATCGTTATTGACGACGCGACCTACCTGATGACAGGTGAGTACATGAGAGCGGCCAAAGTGACAGGCTACCAGAAATTCACAGATTTGGCACTGAACTACTACACTCTAGTAAAGACCGCAGCAGCTCTGCCAGATGACAAGATCGTGTATTTCATGGGGCACAGCGACATTGACAACAACGGAAACGAGAAGTTCAAGACCATCGGGAAGCTGCTGGACGAGAAAATCACTTTGGAAGGGATGTTTACCATCGTCCTAAAAACCGTAGTCACTGATGGAAAATATCAGTTCTCCACCAGGAACAGCGGACAGGACACAGTAAAAACACCTATGGGGATGTTCAGTGAGCCGCTGATCGAGAATGACCTTGCCGCAGTTGACAAGGCCATCAGAGAATACTATGAGATATAACCGTTTTGAGTCTGGCGTGTCCAGCTACATCAAAGGCACGGCAACCGTCAGCGTGTATTTCCCGGTCGACCGGAAAGGCGTGGCCGATTGTTCGTGCCGCCAGTGCCGGTTTTTCCGCCAGCAGAGCCGGACCTGTGCTCTGACCGGAGAGATCAGCGCCTATCCAGATCACTATGTCGGGCAGAATTGCCCATTAACGATTGAAACGGAGGATGAAAATGAAACAATTCAGCGGATTTAAGGCAGAAAAAAGCACAGCCAGAGAACAGCTCCCTGTGGGCGGATATGTGGCGAAAATCCTCAATGCGGAGGAAATTGCCTATGACTGGGGCCATGTGCTTTTGATCTCCTTTGATATTCTGGAAGGCCCCTTTGCCGGGTTCTTCAAGAAGGATTTTGACGGCCAGACCGGTGAAGACCGCCGCTGGCGGGGGACCTACCGTTTGAATGTCCCCAAGGACGATGGCAGCGAAAAGGATGGTTGGACGAAGCGGACCTTCAATAATGCCATCTACTGCATTGAGGATGGAAACCCTGGCTATCACTGGAATTGGGACGAGGCTACACTGAAAGGCAAGACTGTCGGCGTTCTGTTCCGCAACGAGGAATGGGAGTACAACGGAAACACCGGCTGGTCTACCAGAGCATGTGCCCTTGTCTGTGTCGGAGACATCAAGGACGGAAAATTCAAAATGCCGAAGGACAAGCCTCTGAAGAACAAGCAGAACAGCACCCCGGCAATTCCTGAATGGTCTGAAGAGGGAACGATCCCTGACCACATGGAATTTCCTTGGAAGTAAGGCGGTTCCATGCACCCAGTAGAAGTAAAACGCCAGCTTTCCAGCATGGTCTGTCTGGTAGACACACGGGAACAGGACACGGTGAGGGCCAGGAAGCGCCTGACCTCCATCGGTCTCCCCATAGAACGGGTGACGCTGCCGTTTGGCGATTACTCTGCAAGGTGTGAATGTCTGGACCTACGGGATACCGTCGTGATCGAGCGGAAGATGGACCTGGATGAAATTGCTCACTGCTATTGCCAGGACCGCAAACGGTTCGAGCGGGAGTTTGAGCGGGCCAAACAGGCCAACGCGAAGGTCTATCTCTTGATTGAAAACGGAGATTGGGAAAAAGCCTATGCTGGGGTCTATCGCAGTCAGATGAAGCCGGAGTCCCTGGTGGCAAGCATGACGGCCTGGTTGTCTCGCTACAACTGCCAGATCCTATTCTGCAAAGAAGAAACGAGCGGCCAGCTGATCCACGATGTCTTGTACCGGGAGCTTAAAGAGCGGTTGGAGGGCCTGCCAGATGAACCGGAATGCTGAAGAAATCAGGCAGCGGCTCACCATGCGGGAAGTAGTCGAGCATTACGGATTTCAGGTCGATCGTGCAAACTGCATTCGCTGCCCGTTCCATGCGGGAGACCGACAGGCAAGTCTACATATCTATCCGGGTTCTGGTGGCTTCCATTGTTTCGGCTGCGGGGCGCATGGCAGCGTCATTGACTTCGCCATGCTGTTGTTTAACTGCTCTTTCAGAGAGGCCATGGGACGCCTTAACAGCGATTTTAACTTGGGGATCGGTATTTCACGGCCCATCACGTACAGAGAGCGTAAGGCCCGTCAGAGCGCGATCATGGCAGTCAGAGAGCATGACAGACAGCTTGCAGAGATAAACGCCAAATGCAATGAACTGGAGCGCCGGTATGATATGGCGGATGAGCTGATCCGAAACCTTCAGCCAAGTGATCCGGATGAATTGACCTGTGCATTTGCATGGGCGCTCAAAAGCATGGATGCAATCAAATATGACCTGCTGTTGGCAGAAGGAAAGAGGTGGGAACTTGAACAATCTCCCCGAAATCCCGGACTGGACACGGGAGACATATCAGACACCCGAACCGTTTGAATGGCTGTACGCTTTTAGAGATAACAAATTTGTGATGCTTCAGCTCCGGGATGCCATCAAGGAAAAGGCTGGAGCCATCGGCGTCAAGAACTTCATCACAAAGTGGAATGCGTTTCTTTCGGAGAAGCGCAAAGCTGAAGGCCGGGACATCGAAAATGTCACTGATTTTGACGGCCAGCCGATGGAACTTTACTGCGGGGAATACACCTGTGATGACGCTGGAGTGACCTGCCTGGATTTTGCTGGCAGAGAGATCATTGTTTGCCGACATCCGATCATGCCGGTGGGCCGTCTCATCAACATCGACACGGGTGAAGTCAAGCTGGAGATCGCCTATAAACGCGGCTTGCGCTGGCAAGTGAAAGTATTTGACAAGTCCACGCTATCAAGCGCAAGCAAGATCGTGGACCTCTCAAGATACGGTATCGCTGTTGACAGTGAGAGCGCAAAAGAGCTGGTAAAATACCTGACGTTTTTGGAGTCCGAAAACTACGACAAGATCCCGGAAACAAACAGTGTTGGACGGCTGGGCTGGATCGGAGATTACGGTTTTTCTCCTTATGTGGAAGAACTCAAATATGATGGAGACCTGTCCTACAAGCACATGTTTGACAGCGTATGCCCCCAGGGAGACTACGATGAATGGCTGAGCCTGATGCGAACGATCAGAGCAAATGGGACCATTGCCAGGATTATGCTTGCAGCATCGTTCGCCTCTGCTCTGGTGGAACCGCTGGGTGGTCTTCCGTTCTTCACTCATATATGGGGCGGTACAGAGGCTGGCAAGACGGTTGGACTGATGGCAGCCGCCAGCGTTTGGGCAAACCCATCCATGGGAAGTTACATCCACACATTCAACAGTACCTATGTAGGACAAGAAATGATGGCCGGTTTCTGCAACTCTCTTCCGCTCTGCCTGGACGAGCTGCAATGCATCAAAGAGCGGGCAGACTTCGACCGCCTGATCTATATGCTGACAGAGGGCATCGGCAAGGGGCGGGGCGCAAAGGCGGGCGGCTTACAGAGAATACAGACCTGGAAAAACTGCATTATCACAACCGGAGAGCAGCCCATCACAACCGGAGCTTCCGGCGGCGGCGCTGTGAACCGGATCGTCGAGGTCGACTGTAAAGACGAAAAGCTCTTTCAGGACCCGCAGACTGTCGCAGATACCGTCAGACGCAACTACGGCTTCGCTGGACGGATTTTCGTGGAGTGCCTGTCTGATTACATGGATGAGGCCAGGATGGCTTATAAGGGCTTCTATGCCGATTTACAGAGGGGTTCCAGCACCGAGAAACAGGCAATGGCTGGAGCGATGATCCTGACAGCCGATTATCTGGCAGAGAAATGGATATTTCAAGACGGCAACGCTCTCAAAGTCAATGAGATGTGTCCATATCTGACGGACAAATCAGACGTTGACCAGAACGAACGGGCGATAGACTGGATCATGGATTTTGTAGCTTCCAACCAATCAAAGTTTGACCCGGAAGATGAAAAAACGGAGACCTGGGGGGTACTCCGTGATGGCTATATCTGTATCATTAAATCGGTCTTTGACCGGGAGATGATGAGGGAAGGATTTAACCCGGCGTCGTTCCTGTCATGGGCAAAGCGGCGCGGAATACTCGACACGGACCGGGACTACAACACCAAAAAGAAGCTGATCGGGAAAATGCATCCTAGGTGTGTTTGCATAAAAGACAGTACTGATATTTGTGCATATTACACAGAATTGATCGATTAAAGTTCCCCGGTTCCCCGGTGTTCCCCGCTATTTCGGACACCCCTTATATATAAAATAATTTTGAGAACTTTAATTGGCTAAAGCGCTCAAAATATTCGCTCTATATAGGAAATCTCCGTTTGACCGGGGAACCCGGGGAACCCGTTGCGGCTCTAAGGATTGCGCCGGGGAACCAACCGGGGAACCGCCGGGGAATACCGGGGAACATGAAAGGAGAAAGAAATGACATTCAGATGGGAGGAAATCGCCTCCAGAGAAGAGCCTATGCCGGACGGACTGTGCCTGTCAGAACAGAGGGCATTTCAAGCGATGGTTTTATTATACCGCAGGTTCAACACAAAAGCAATCACGCCGGAGCAGGCGTCCGTCGAGAAAAGACAAATTGGGAAGCAGATGATGGAAGAAATCAGTGCTGATAACTTCCGTGACAACACCGCTTATGAGCGGGAGAAAATTTTGCGGCTGTCAGAGCAAGCAAGGACACGGGCACGGAAAGAGCCTACAAAGGAAAACCTGCTTGCATTGATAGAAACTATTGACGGCATCCTGAAGAATGAACTTCAGCAGAACGTGATCCTTTCAGAACATGGTGCTAACTGCCCTTGCTGCGGGAAGTTCTTCAATCAGGATCATGCTCAGGCAAAACCGCGCTTCTGCGAGTCCTGCGGGGCTATGCTGGTGTGGTGATATGGGTGAACTTGAACAATATCTGGTCCCCATCCGGCGGTATTCGGCCAACCCCTGCATGGATTGCTGCTTCCCGATCAGCCAGTGTCCATGGTTGCGTGAGGAAAAGCCAGTACCGGGCTGGACGGCCAAGAAACGGACGTTCATTGTTGGGAGAAACCGGGGCGGGCGGAAAACATGGGTGAGTACATACGCCATCGAGAGCTGCCCGCTGGAAAGGAAGAGAGCATGATGGATGATACAAAGCGCGCCTTGCTGGGCGACCACGAGGCAGCCAAGCGGCTGACGGATGCGGGGGTGCTGCTACCGTGTCCACACTGCAAGGGACGTGCGACACTGGTAGAAGGGACACTTCAAGCACCAGGGAAATACAGTGTAGTGTGCGGTGAATGCTTTTGCGCTACAAAATGGTGCATTTTAAAAGAGGATGCTATTGGACGGTGGAACGCCCGCGCGCCGATTCTGAGCGCGGA